CCTTTAGATTTTATATCAAATAGACCCCCGATATTAAACGCGGCTTTGTTCCCCGTATGGTAACATTGTACCCTGTGCGTATGTCCAAACATAACTGAGTGCTGCGTTTTATCTAAGTGCGCCTTAGCTGCATGAATAGAAGTATAAACCCCGTGTACAATATCTAAGTGTTTGCCAAGCGTGAAATAGTCGCTTTGCCAATCTGTCTTAACCTCCCATCCGCGCTCATGAAGATATAGCGCTTCGCATGGGTTTATAAGTGCGCCGCCATATTTCGCATTGTCCTTTTCTTTGATATGCCTAAAGTATCGGTCTTCATGATTGCCAAATAAAAAATACTTTTTAGCACCTTTGAACGCGCTGTTAATATCATCAATACCCTGCAGCCCATCAATATATTCGTCTTGTAATGTAAGCCCTGATAAGTTGGCTAATGATTCAGCATTATAAGAACCTAAGGTATATAAATCTAAGTAATCGCCTGCCATTACAATGCCGTGTAAGTTAGTGCCTAATTCAGATATTAGTCTTAATAGCTTTTGCCATAGTATCTTATTATGAAATGGGCGGTGCACATCGCTAACTACTAACCAACGCTGCAAAGTTTTATTTTGGCGGCGTTTTTCATTTATTAGGTTTTTCCAATATTCAACTTCGGCATCTGAATATACTCTAATCTTGGGGCGGTAAAGCATAGTTATAAATTTTAGGGGTTATCATTTCGTTGGTGTCAACGAAATGGTTATAGCTTTATATCTTGACAAAACGTATTTAATAAGTATCTAAGATTATCTAATAAGTCCGCCTGGCGTTCTTCGCCTTTGCCTTTGATAATGCGGCGGCTGTTATCTGATTTGATTCTAAGGCAGTCCATTCGCAAGCCTTGGCATTTATCTTCATAGATTTGAAAGTCAGGGCACATGCTTATAATAGTATTTGTTTGCACATAACTTTCAGCATGCAGCGGATTCGCTTTAGGCACTACAAAGAATCGCGCGGGTAATTGTAGTTCTTCCTGTATTATTTCATAGTAAGTTTTAGATACGCGCTGTCTTCCATCGGAACGGTCACCACTCGCATCACCTGTAATCAGTAGTGGAATAGTGCAGGGATAAATGGCAGTATCGGACCAGCGCCCTATCTTCTTATTTGTTTCGGAAAATACCCATTCCCTAAACGCCTGGCATGTATCGTAAATAGATGCCTCACCGCGTTCTTCAGAACCTATCTTAAATTCTTTAATAATATGCACGCCATACCTGTAGCGTGAACGTGCTGATATGTCGGGCGGCAATGTTGTTTTTTTCATCACCGCCGCTGTCATAGGTATTTTATTAAAGTCAAATGAAACGTAAATTTGTTCCGTTTCCCAATTGATTTTCTTTGCGGGCTGAAATACTTTTTGCTGAATGCTTTTGTCCTTTAGAACATAAACCCATGCTTCACCTGAATAGTCAACAAATACAGATTTGTATTCTTGTTCAAATGTTAAGCGGTCTAAGTCGCGGCTTGCATCGGCTACCTCGGCAGGGTCTATTGCAGGGTTATCGGTTGTTTCCATTCGAAACGTTATCCAACTTTCGCTACCGTTTTCCGACTGCGGCAAATCAATATCGCCGTAGCAGTTACGCTCAACGTTGCCAGCCTTTGCGCCGTTGCGGCATAGTTCATACCAATAGTTATCTTTGCCTGCAGCCGTACCAATAAAAAACGCCTCACCTTTAAAGTCAGTCAAGGTAGGGCGGGCAACTGTTTTCCAATGATATTCTAATATATGGCTCGGTATCTTTTGCGTTTCTTCATAGATAACGCGGTGATATTTGCGCCCGCGCCCTTTGTCTTTTCGCCCTTCATCGCCAATGGACCAAACTTCTAAAACGCCGCCATTTAAGAACTGCATTATCTTTGATGTTTCATCTTTATGCGATATGATGCCGCCTTCATTACTTAGCTTGTAAGTGTCAACTATCTTAGCCCAACTTTGCGCGAAGTCTTTGAAGTCATCGACAAATATACCTACAAACTTACCTTCAAATACTGCGGGGCTTATAAGCGGTAACGCAACCGAAGTTATAAGTTCAGTTTTGCCAAAACGACGCGCGCAAACTATGCAATTAAAACGCCGTTTATTGTTTAAGATACGCTGCTGCCCTATATGCGGTCGGTATAGTGTTATGTCGATATTTCGCGGCACTACTTATCAGGTGGGTACTGAATGTTTATGTTAATGTTTTTGTCGTCCTGTGTTTCTGCTTTAGGTTCTATGATGCCATAGTTGTGACCTAAAAGTAACTTAGTCATTTGCGGATTTGACTTACCATCTAAGCCGCGTTCTACCTTGTTTGTTAGTATTTTAGACTTTGCACGTGCGATTAAAACCGAAAAAGCATCGCGCGTTTGATAGTTCAAAAGCGTGTCTGCATCGCAATCTAAGAAATCTGCAAGACCGTAAACAGTATAGGGTATAGGGTCGGGCAAATCTATTACCTCATAATAGTCACGTGTCTTTACAACTTCTTTTTTAGTACGTGATTCACAATAATCAAAATATGAATCTATTTTACTTTGCAATTCTTCAGGACTTTGAAATTTCATTGGGCGACCGCCTAAATCTTTCATATTTTCGTTTTAAGAAACTTTTAATAAGTTTTGATACATACACACCACTTTAATATAAAAATGCCTTAAAATGCCGTTTAAATACGTTTTAAGCCTATATCTATATTAAAGTTTATTTATTATTTTATATTATTTATTATTTATATTATTATTGTTAACACTTGTTACATTAAGTGTAACACATAACTAATTGATATATAGTACATGTTACATGTTTACACCTGTTACACTATATTACGCACATATATTTTTTTAAGTTTAACTACGCATGTGTGTGTGTATGCGTTATGTGTGTGAAAAACCCCGTAACAGGTGTTAACAGCGTAACAACGTTAAGAATCAAACGTTTAGGTGTTACATGCTGCGTAACGTGTGTTAACATTTCAAATAAAAAAACCGCTGCACTTGTTGAACAGCGGTTAGCGGCAAACCGCAGTTAAGGCAAAAGTAAGTATTAGTTTTCAGACTTTAAAACTTTACGATGTGAAAATTCAATATTTTCTTTTTGATAGTTCAACGGATTGCCATCTAAAAAAGTCATTGTGTACTTTAAATCATGGTTTTTAAGCGGAAATATAACATGATGTAACAATATGCCAGTGCTGCTAATAATTCTGTTTTTTTTGATATACCAACGGTGCTGATAACATTTATCATAGTCAGAATCATCTAACATAATGTAGTCAGCGCAAAGGCTGCGTTTGAATATTTGAAGTAGTTTCATGTGGTGTTTAATTTAAATCAGGATTAGTAAAATGCGCTTTAACGTATTTTATTTTATCAGGATAAAATTCATAATCAAAAATATAACAACTTCTTTTATATTTTTTAACAAATTTAGTTGCATGATTTAAAGCACTTTCTTTTTTTGCACATATATGAAAAATTAAATCTCCTCCAACTTCTTTTGTTTGACCAATCATAATTTTAGCATCTTTTACAATTGTGCCAAGACTTTTTAAATAATAAAATTCTGACAATGCTTTTAATCCTTCAAATTCAGTCATGTTATAAATTTTTAAAATATTCAATAATAAAATGCGCACCATAATAAAAACCATCTGTAAAAGTTTTTTCATCTAATAAAACTCCAAATTCTTCACAATGCTCATTCATTGTTTTATGGCAACTTTTAGATTCTGTAATAATTTTTTCATCAGTAATGTCGTCACAAATTCGTTCTTTTAAAAATTGAATTTCTTTTTGTTCATGAATTATTTGAGATAATAATGAACCTTTTAAATAACCTTTTTTAGCTTCTTCTTTTAAGAATTTTAAATTTTCCATAACATTTTTTTTAAAAAACTAAGCCCCAAAATCAATAGGGACACTACTACCTATATCATGCAGGGCTAAAATATCTTTTATCGTTTCATTGTAGTGCCGAAACGTTCACAAATATAAGTATTTTATTTTTCTAATTCATCATTAAACGCTGATTTTTTAAGCAAATCAGTATAATTCATCGAACCTTTACGGCTAACATCGCGACCAAATATTTTACCAAACTTTTCGGCAGCATCTTTAACGGCGTATGTTTCGGCAGCGGGTGCAGCTTTTTGCACGCCATCTGTTTTTACGGCGTTCCAATCGGTAGCACCAGCGCCTTTGTCAGTTTGTATCGGTGCAGCTCCTATGCCATCCTGCCACATTGGTTCTCCGCTTATCGGGTTATTTACATGTAAACGCACAGTTACAACTACTGAATTAGCTACTATCTGTGTTCCGCGTATTTCTACGTTCCAATTGCCAAAGATACGCGTTAAAAGATATTCTATTTTTTCAATAGGAATATATCTGTAATCGCGAATCATTGGGTGTTGAACTAACCACTTAGCGGGTGGGTCTTGATTCAATAATACAGTAAGCGCGTTTTGCTTTAGGCTGTCTTCATTTTCTACTAATAGTTCCTGAAGTGTTGGTAGTTTTGTTAGTTGTGTCATGGTTTGTTATTTATTGATTAAAGTTAAAAGTTTTCTATAAAATTCGCTGTCTTTATGAAATGAAAAAACTAAATCTTCATTGTCATTTAAATCAATTCTAATGTCTTTTTTTGACAATTCAAATGTTAATTCATCATAGTATTTATCATCAATTTGCCATTGATTTGCACAATCAAAATAAATACTGCTATCATTTATATCTGAATAAATTATATGCGATTTAGTACTCATTGTATACTATTTAGCCCATGTAGGCAGTGAAATAATATGTATTTTGTTATCTGTTGTATAGCCGTGAAAATTATTAGTTTCCTTGCATTTTTTAAGCGTTTCAATATCGGCTAAATATTCTTGTCGCCCGCGTTCGATAGCATCATTATCTAATTCGTACAATTCTACATTAAACGGCGCTTCTTTTTCTACAGCTATAAATATAAAGCGTTCAGCCTTGGTTAAGTCCATATAAAACGCAGCTTGGACATGATAACGGTAATTATAGATGCTTTTGGCAAATTCGTGTGGTGCTGAGTTCGCCGTTGTTTTAAGGTCGATGCAAACGTTATACTTAGTGTTTAGAAAATCGACTTTGCACTTAGCGTCAAGTTCTGCGATTTTACCGAATATAGGTAGTTCCCCTTGTCCTTGTTCTAAAAGTAACGCCGCCTTTGGATGCGCTAATACAGCGTTTCGAATGTTTACGGCTAATTCAAAATCTTTAGCTGATACAAATAATTCTTTGTCTTCATTATTTGCCATAAAAGATTCATAGATAGCTTTACCTTCTTTTGTGCGGCGGTCGCATTCGGGTAATACAGCGTAATTATCCTGGTTAAATACAACACTATGAACTAAGCTACCTAAATTCATGGCTGATGTTGGCGCTTGCTTTTCGCCTTCTA